ATAACGAGAGTTCCGCTCGAAGAGCTTGAATTAGAGAACTAAGGACCATGCCGCACCTTGACAACATTCCGGCCTACCAGGATGAGCCGAGAAAATCACACTGGCACCCGAAAGCGGGAAAGTGGAGCGTCCGGCGCGAAGAGCCTTGATGATCGCCATGACCGGGTGAGAAAAGACAATAAAAAGCGCCGTCGGCGGACGGCGCAAGGAATGAGGAGGCTGAATGCAGCCTCTATTTTAGCACAATGGGAGGTTAGAAGATGCACACACGAGCGGACGCGCTGCAAAAAAGACTCTATCCATCAAGAACCGAATTTCTTGCAAAGTCGGGATTGAAAGAAAAACAGTGGCAACGCTTTTCAAATGGAGTAGGAGTTCTTTTTGAATCGGACATTGAAAGACTTGAATCCCTTTTCCGAGTTACTAAAGATTTCTTTGCTCTTCCAGATGGTCGAGCAGTTATCTCTGAAAGCTGGAACCATGCTGATTCCGATGCTTGGAGCGAAATAACCAAGGCGGAAAATGTCCAGAAGGAAAAGGCGCGAATTGAAAGCGAGAAAGACAAGTCTGTAAGCCGAAACGGTGAACTCGGGAACAACCCTCCCAATAGCAGTAAGGAGTTCACCAAGGTTGATCGCTACAAATGGAATACGAACATAGGGAAAAAAGGCTCTTTTCTTGAGATCGACAAAAACGAACTAATGATTGATGAGGAATATCAGCGAGGACTTTACCAGAGTAGAGTAAATAAGATAGCGAGGAACTGGTTTTGGCCGTATGCAAAGACTCTAACAGTAGTTAAACGCGAAAACGGTTCGCACTTCGTTGTTGACGGCCAACACAGATTGATGGCTGCGAGAAAAAGGCCTGACGTTAAGGTTATGCCGTGCATGGTATTTGAGACTCTTGAGGATGCCAGAGATCACATTTCCAGAGAAGAAGAAGCTGATCTTTTTATCGGAGGAAACACCGGAGTAGCCACTGTATCCATAAGAGACAAAATGGGTGCGCTTCTTTTGAATGGAGATGAGTCAGCGGTTGCCTTGGTAAAAGACCTTGATATGCTCGGATATCAGTTTCATAAACTCGTGAAAAACAAAAGAAAGACAGCCCTTGACTGCATAGGTACTCTTTATGATGCCTATAAATCGGACCGCGAATGCGCAAGAGAGGCTTTGCGTTGTGCGGCCATGCTGACGGGCGGACGTCGCTTCAAAAAAATGCTTTATCAGGCTCTTTTTGGATTCGCCAAAAACGCCAAAAAGCAGGAGCCTCCAATATCAGCAAAGAAATGGCAAGACCGTATAGTTGCCATTGGCGAGCCTGAAGTCGTCGACTCAATTCACAGATACGCGCTTGCAATGAACAGCCATACGGAAAAGGCGTGGACGTTGGGACTTATTGAGAAATACAACTACAAACTTGCAAATCGCGTTGAATGGAGAGGCAAGTAAAAGAGGAGGACTATATGAAAATCCCCATTGATTCAATCCGTTTGGACGGCGACACGCAAAGTCGGGACGGAGTAAAGCAGGACATAGTAAACGAATATGCAGACGACATGCGGGAGGGAGCGATTTTCCCTCCCGTCGTCATATACGACGACGAGGCCGATAAATGGCTCTCCGAAGGGTTCCATCGTCTGTATGCCGCTCGACAGGCCGGAGCGCAGGAGATCGAAGCCGAAGTACGGCAGGGGACCAAACGCGATGCGCAGCTCAACTCCATGCGCTCGAACGCCACGCACGGAGCGAGACGCACCAACGCCGACAAGCGCCGGGCGGTGGAGATGGCGATAAGAATACTGGTTGAAGATGGGAAGTCGTTGCACGAAATAACAGGTGATCTTATTGCTGAAATGACATTAGTTACAAGACAGTACGTAAACAAGGTAAAATCTGAAATAGTTGAACAAATGACTACACTTGGAAATAAATTCCAAGTTCCCGAAGTAACAAAGTCCGAAGCCAAAGAACTCACCGTCACGCAGAAGTTGAAAGAGAAAGTGGATAGTTTGGAGTGGAAGCTCCGAGAGGCCGAACGCCAAAAAGAAGCCTTTGAAAAGCGCGAGAAGGAAATAGCCGAACTCAAAGAGAAACACCGTAAGGAATCGGAAGCCGCCTCGAAATTCGAGGGTGAAAAGATCAAACTCGAAAACGAAATGAAGTATCTCCAAGAGCGAATCAAAGAAATAGAGGGTAAGACGGTGGAATACATCACCCCTCCCGACGTCGAAGACGAACTCGAATCCCTCCGCCTCGAAAACTCCCGCATCGCCGCCGCTCTGGAAGAGGCTCGCAAACCGCAGGCTCCGGTAGCGTTGCCGGATGTGAAGGTTGTGGAGAAAGAGGTAATCGTCACCCCTCCCGAAGTAGAAGCCGAACTGAAGAGGCTGCGCAAACAGTACGAGGACGAGCAGCGCCTTGAAAGCAAAAAAGCGAAGCTCGAAGAGGACCTTGCGCGACTCCGGGCCGAAGGCGACAACGAGCGGGCGAAGAATACTTTTTTGTCGCTGTTGGATTACGTTCACGGCACGCGGACCGCGACGGAGCGCATCAAGGCGATGGCGAAGGCCGGAACACTCACGGTCGAGCATCTGGACGAAAGCGAGCGCCTTTTTATGGCGATGGTCGCCGCCGGGAACGACGGCATGAATACGGTAAGGGAAGCGAGGGGACTTAATGCCGAAAATGCAGGATTGCGCGTTGTCAAGTGAGATCGAAAAGCGTCTTCAATCGGACGAGGGAATGACTGTCGACGAATTTATCAACGCGATTGCCGACGAGGTAAGCGAACTGGTTTTTCTCAAGCTCGGACAGCGAGCATACGCGAGAAAAGAGCTTCGTAAAAGAAAAGCGAGGTCCGTGTATATCGGACACGTCAGAGGGCGGAGAGCGTACAGGACGATAACCAAACTCACGCCGGAACAGATCAAGCAGACGATCATGGAGGACGGTACTCTCGTTCTCGCGTTGGAGAACAATATCAGCGGCGCATACTGGATGCTTGAAAAACTCCACCACGACATCACATCAGGTCAAAGACTCTTGAACGCCGACGAGTACAGGCGCATAGCTCAAGAGGAAATCAAGAAGGCTCTAAATCAATAGCTAAACCCCGCCGCCTCCCGGCGGCGTCTTTATCTTTCCGCTCCCACCTCTTGCTGAGAACGAGAGATCCACAAGGAGCGGGCTATCTCACAGCTGCGGCTCCTCCGGTGCAGGTCAAAAATTCAAATACAACACTATGCACAATGACATGCGATTGGGGCCGGATGGAGCCGTGGCGAAAGGAGGCTGACATGGACATCGAAAAGACTCTGATGGAAAGGTTGGTGCGGGATGGAACTGCTGAAAAGGTTGGCTGAGACGGGAGCGATCTCCGGGCCATATAAGACCCGGCAACTCCCGAGGATTGCTCGGCTGTTGCGCGAGCCGGGACCGCTCCCGCTCTGGGTACGGTACAGGACCCGCCGCGAGCTGGACGCTATCGAGCGGATGGAAGAGCCGCCGCGCCCGGTCAGGCGCTCCGTCCTCTTCGGGCTGTTCGCGGGGTGGGAGTGATGGAAGCGTACAAAAGCGAAATACTGGACATGCGGAGGAGAGGTATATCGAAACAGGAAATCGCCTTGACCCTCCGGGTGAACTCGAAAAAGGTTGCATCGGCGCTCAAAGAATGGGGCGATCCCTTCCCGCTCCCAGCGAGTCAGCGCGTCGAGGCCGCAAGGGATGAGATCATCGCCGCACGGCGACGCGGTGAAACGCGGGAAAAGATTGCGCAGCGGTACGGATGCGGTACGGATACCATTCAGCGGAAATTGCGCGAGTGGGGAGAGACCAATCAGCGCGGCGGGCGGTATGACAAAGCGGAGATGCAGCGCCTGCGCAACGCCGGTCTTACGGGCGAGGATATAGCGGCGCTGCTAGGGTGCGCAGTGGCAACGGTCTACGCCTATACGCAGCCCAGCGCTGGCGAGCTGAAGAACGATTCGGAACACGAGACAGTCAACACATACACCCCCAGCAAGTGCTACGGCGACTATGTGTTTTTGAGACTGGTGCAAGCAAAGCGCCCGTTGTGGCTGTTCGAGCATCACGCCGGGTGGAAGGAGAGCTTCACGGAAAACCAACTGAGGGAGGCGAGGATGGCATGAGAAGCATACGAGGGAAGTTCTACAAGCGAGACCTGTACTGGTCGATCTGGCTGACGTGTTTGGCGCGGGAGATGTCCGCATGACGCCGCGTTTGATTGCCGCGTTCCTGGCGGGTTTTGTCGCCTGCATGGCGGCGATTGTGTGGCGGGAGGATCGAAGATGAAGAGCGCCTACATCTGCCACCCGCTCAGGGGGAAGACCGGAAGCCCGGAGGAGATCAAATCGAACCTCGAACGGATCGACGAGATTTGCAAAAACCTCGCCGCGATATACCCGGACGTGCTGCTGCTTAGTCCGCTTCACGCCTTCAGCTTCTACGACCCGCGAGGCGATCAGACCCAGGTGCTCGGGCAGTGCGTGGCAATGCTGAAACGGGCTGATGAGCTGTGGGTGTTCGGGGAGTGGAAAGAATCGCAGGGTTGCAGGATGGAGATAGAGTACGCCCGGCGCATCGGCAAGCGCGTAATTGACATGACGGACGGCGAAGAAGCGGAAGCGAACGAGGCTATTTTGAGGAGGCTGGCGTGATGAAAACGGTATCGATAAACCAGGTAATGGGGTGGCGGCCGTGCCCCGACTATCCGCAAAAGCGGATAACGGAGCTGTTTGCCGGGAAAGAGTTTCTGTCGTGGGAAGACGTTTTCGCGCTTAACATCCCGACGGAGGACAAGCTGTGGGCGCTTTTGCGGGAGGATTTTATACCGACGCGAGACCTGCATTTGCTGGCCTGCGATTTCGCAGAAAAAGTTTTGCACCTTACAGGCGATCCTCGCTGCGCGGAGGCCATACGAGTGAAGCGACTCTGGGTTGACGGGAAAGCGACAGATGGAGAGCTGGCTGCCGCTAGGGATGCTGCTTGGGCTGCTGCTTGGGCCGCTAGGGATGCTGCTTGGGCCGCTGCTAGGGATGCTAGGGATGCTGCTTGGGCTGCTGCTTGGGCCGCTAGGGATGCTGCTTGGGCCGCTGCTAGGGATGCTGCTTGGGCCGCTGCTAGGGATGCTGCTTGGGCCGCTGCTTGGGCTGCTAGGGATGCTAGGGATGCTGCTTGGGCCGCTAGGGATGCTAGGGATGCTGCTTGGGAAGCATATCTCACAATGGCGGTAGAAGTTCTGAGGAGGCTGGCGTGATGGACACGAAAAACGCTGATATCTACAGTAGCAAGTTTCTCCGTGTACGGGCGTTCAAATGGACTGGGGATATAGCGGAGATGCCTCAGTGGGCTCAGGATGAACTCGGAGGGTGCGGCGCGATCAGCGTCCTTGCAGGCAAGTTGTTCTTGCGGGATATAGCATCCCCCGCCGCGGAGGGGGAACTGTACAAGGGGAATGCGACGATAGAGGTACCAATCGGCAACTACGTCATACAGCGCGACCCGTACACATACTCGCACTGCTCGCCCGAGATGTTCAAGGAGTTCTTCGCCCCGGCGAAGGAGGCGGAACCGGAAGCAGCGCCGAGGCCGCAGAAGAGACTGTGCATGAAGAATTATCAGTCCGGGTGGACTTTGATGGAGGAGAAAGCCGGGGAGGTGATTTCTCTCCTTGGCGAAGCGCAAGAAGAAAATGTATATCTGTCCTGCGTGCGGGAGGATTGATTCATTCCCGTCTGTGTCGGTGACGGAGTGGGGGTGTCCTTGCGGCGCGATGTTCGCGCCGGAGGACGCCGCCGAGGTTGCGATAGCGGAAGCTCGCACTGAGGAAGAGGGAAGGGAGTTGTTCTTGTGGCAATAAATTTGAAGAGGACGTCAACGATAGCGGCGGACGGGGTGAAGGTGCTTGTGTACGGACAGGCGGGGGCGGGAAAGACGTGTTTGATCCCATCGCTGCCGAATCCTGTGATTCTCTCGGCGGAGGGCGGACTGCTCTCCATCGCCGGGACGGATATTCCGTACATTGAAATCGGGTGCATGAAGGATTTGGACGAGGCGTACAAGTGGCTCGTCGGCTCGAAAGAGGCGGGAGAGTTTCAGTCTGTGGCGCTGGATTCGATCAGTGAGATCGCCGAAGTGGTGCTGAACACTGAGAAGAAGATAGCGAAGGACCCGCGACAAGCCTACGGGGCAATGCAGGAGCAAATGACCGACCTTATCCGCGCCTTCCGCGATCTTCCCGGCAAGCATGTGTATTTCTCGGCCAAGCTCGAAAAGGCGCAGGACGAGATGGGCCGGATTCTGTATGCTCCATCCATGCCGGGGAACAAGGTGGGCCAGCAGCTTCCCTACTTCTTCGACGAGGTGCTGGCGTTGAGGGTGGAGAAGGACAACGAGGGCGTTCCGCAACGGATGTTGATGTGCATCCCCGACGGCATCTGGACGGCGAAGGATCGCTCCGGCGCGCTGGACCAGTGGGAGGCCCCCGATCTCGGTGGCGTGATTGCGAAGATCGGAGGCGCTGCGAATGCTCAACCTTTCTAAGACGGAATCCGAAGCTCCGGTGCGCGGCGCAACAAGAGAAGAATCGGAAGCGAAATTCATCGTTCGCAACGGGAGCGTGTTCAAGGCGACATCGCCTCTTGAGAATCGAAAGGATTTGCTGAAGCTCTGGTGGGAGTTCAAGCGGCAGGAAGAGCTTGCCGTGACGCAGCGGCGCGAGATCGAGGAGATGTTGACTTCCCATTTGCCGGAGCAGTGGGAAGGCTCGGAGACGGAGCGCGAGGGGGAGTTTAAAGTTGTAATCTCCCGACGGTTCACTCGTAAGGTGGACAGCGACGCGCTCCAGGCGACCGCAAGAGAGTTCGGACTTGAGGAATATCTGCCGGAGCTGTTCCGGTGGAAGCCCGAGATAGATGCGAAGCGGTGGAAGGCGGCTCCGGCGGAGGTAACGGCGAAGCTGGAGCGGGCGATTACGGTGACGCCGGGCAAGGCGTCCGTCAAAATAACACTTGAGGAGGAATAGAACATGGCCATACTTGACGAAGAACTGTTGATAGAAGAACTTCCCGAATCAAAACCCTACGAACTTATCCCTCCGGGGTGGTATGAGGCGTCTGTTGTGGCGACGGAACTTAAGGATACGAAAAACGGAACGGGGAAATACATCAAAGTGCGATATGACATCGCTGGTCCGACGAATCAAGGGCGTTGTGTTTTCGGGAATTTCAATATCAGAAACCCCAAACCGGAGGCGGAGGAAATAGGAAAGCGGGAACTCGGCTCGCTGTGCAAGTGTATTGGACTTGAAGGGAAATTGCATGATACCGATCAACTCGTTGGACATGCGGTACAGATCAAAGTAGCAATCAAGGAGGATAAAACAGGACAGTATGAACCGCAGAATGTAGTGAAAGGTTTCAAGCCCATCGACGGGGACGCTCCCGTCATGATGGCGTCCGCTCCGCAGAGCAAGTTCGCCCCGGCGCAGAAGTTCTCACCGGCTGCGAAGACGGCCCCAGCAACAGCCCCCGCAGGCGCTCCGTGGAAGAAGTGACGGTGCGATGGCGGAAATTCCGGAGAGTATTCACACCGTAGCCGCCATAATCGACGAGTGGCATGAGAAGCATCAAGAGGGACCGCGCCCGCACATGGGCGCGTCCCTTCTGGGGCATCCGTGCGACCGCTGGTTGTGGTTGTCTTTCCGGTGGGCGGTGGTGGAGAAGTTCAACGGCAGGATGCTCCGCCTCTTCCGGCGCGGACAGAGGGAAGAGGAATTGATTATCTCTGACCTTCGCGCAGCCGGGATGGAGGTTCATTCGACCGGAGCGGAGCAATCGAGAGTTGACTTCGGCGCGCATGTCTCCGGCTCCATCGACGGAATCATCGAGAGGGGCGTTCCAGAGGCTCCGGCGAAGAGACACGTTCTGGAGTGCAAGACGCACTCATTGAAATCATTTAAAGACCTCTGCGACAAGGGAGTACGGGAATCCAAGCCGCAACACTGGTGCCAGATGCAACTCTACATGCACGGCACCGGCATCGACAGAGCGCTCTACTACGCAGTCTGCAAGGATGACGATTCTATCTACACGGAGCGCGTCCGCTACGACGCGGAAGCGGCGAAGGCTCTTGTGGAGCGGGGAAGGCGACTGACGCTATGCGAGCGCATGCCGGAGCCGCTTTCGACGGATTCGACATGGTATCAATGTCGCTACTGCTCGGCGCACTCGTTCTGTTTCGAATCGAAGCTGACGAAGGAGATCAACTGCCGAACGTGCGCGCTTTCCACGCCGACGGAGGATAGCAAATGGCTCTGCGCCCGGTACGGCAACGAAGAGATTCCGGTGGACGCGCAGCGCGAGGGGTGCGACGGGCATGTGTTGCATCCCGATCTTGTGCCGTGGAAATGGCTTCCTTCGGACGATGGACTGACGGCGTTGTTCGAGATCGACGGAGAAGTTGTAAAGAATGGACTGCCCGGAGCGATAGTGCATTCGTCGAAGGAGCTGCTTGGGTTGGCTGGTTGGGAGGTGGGAAGCGATGAAGAAAGTCCTGTGTCCGGTGTCGAGGCTGGAGTGTCTGCGTGAGACGTGCGCGGTGTGGGTGCAGTCGGAGAAGCGCTGCGGGCTGACCGGGGCGAGACCGGCTGATCCGGACAGACTCTACACAGTAAAGGAAGCAGCGGAGTATCTCAACATCCATGAGATGACGATGTACTTCCGGCTCAGAAGCGGAGAGATACGCGGTGTTCGCACGGGGAGGTTGTGGCGCATTCCGGAGAGTTCTCTTCGTGAGGCGACTTCCTTGGCATGATTCTGCGCGACTATCAGAGGCAGGCGATTGACTCTCTCTACGAATGGTTCCGCGAGAACGACACAGGAAATCCGTGTCTGGTGCTGCCCACGGGCGCAGGGAAGAGCGTGATTCTGGCGGAGTTCTGCCGGGAAGCCCTTGCCAACTGGCCGGATACGAGAATCCTGATTCTAAGCCACGTGAAGGAACTACTCGAACAGGACGCGGAGAAGATTCGGATTCTCTGGCCGGACGCGCCGCTCGGCATCTATTCTGCGGGACTTGGGTGCCGCGACGTGGATGCGATCACCGTGGCGGGGATTCAGTCGGTGTATCGGAAGGCGAGTGAAATCGGATATGTTGATATCGCCATCGTGGACGAGTGCCACCTGCTGAATCACAAGGACGAAGGCATGTACCGGAATCTACTGAACGAGCTGGAAGCGATCAACCCCTCTCTGCGCGTGATCGGATTGACGGCGACTCCGTATCGCCTCGGGCACGGTTTGATTACGGAAGGGGGAGCCATGTTTTCCGCCCTTATCGAACCGGTGCGCATACAGGAGTTGGTGGAGCGGGGGTACCTTGCCCCGCTCCGCTCCAAGGGAATGGAGCTGCTGCTTTCGGTGGACGGGGTGAAGCGGCGCGGCGGCGACTTCGTAGAGTCTGAACTGGCGGAGATGGTGAACACGAAAGCCAACAACGAGGCGATGGTGGAACAGACGCTTCGGATTGCACAAGGACGGCGTTCGATTCTCGTCTTTTGTTCCGGGGTTAAGCACGCCTATGCGATGCGCGATCTCTTCCGGGAAAGGGGAGAAATTGCGGAAGCGGTGCTCGGGGAGACGGATTCGGAGGAACGCGCGCGGATTCTTGAAGATTTCAAGGCCGGGCGCGTTCGGGTAATAACAAACAACTCTGTGCTTACAACAGGATTCGATGCGCCGAATACGGATGTTTTGGTTATGGCGCGTCCTACGGAGAGCGTCGTTCTTTATATCCAGTCGGCGGGGCGCGGCATGAGGCCGAAGGAGCACGTGTTGGACTGTCTCCTTCTCGACTTCGCCGGGAACGTGCGCCGTCACGGGCCTATCACGGATGTAATCCCGCCGAAGCGGAAGGGGGATAAGAAGGGCGAAGCCCCGGTGAAGCTGTGCGAGCAGTGCAATGAGCTTGTCCATCTCTCCGCGAAGGTGTGTCCGGCGTGCGGGTGGGCGTTCCCTCCTCCGCCTCCGAAGCGATACGTTCTCGGGAACGAGGATATCATGGGCGGCCCGTCGTCGTTCGGCGTGGAAGAGTGGCGCTGGCGCGTGCATACGGCGGCGAGCGGGAAGGAACTTGTGCGGGTGACGTACTACGGACATTCGGATTCCGTGGATGAATATCTCTGCTTGCTCCACGGAGGATACGCGGCGCAGAAGGCGCTGTCCGCATTGAAGCAGATGGAGAGAAGTTGCGGTGTGACTGTTGGGAATCCTTACGATTTGGACGAGGTGGTCGAAACCATGCAATGCGCTGTGCCTCCGAAAGAGATTACGATTCAAAGGGAAGGGAAGTATCACAGGGTTGTCGGGAAGGTGTGGGGATGAGGCGGACTTCAAAGAAGGTTCGTCCGCCGGAAGTCGAATCCATACCGACGGAACACGAGGAGCAGTGCGGGTTCGTTCAGTGGTTCCGCCGCAAGTTCCCGCAGGTTCGCATCATGGCGATTCCAAACGGCGGATGGAGGAGCGCGGCGACGGCGGGAAAGTTGAAGGCCGAGGGCGTTTCCAGAGGCGTTCCCGATCTGTTCATTCCTGAGTGGAAGTTGTGGATCGAGATGAAGCGTGTCACCGGCGGCCGCGTGTCGCCGGAACAGCAAAGCTGGAAGAGTTATCTTGAGCAGTGCGGATACGGCGTACTGATCTGCGCCGGAATGGAGCAGGCGCGGAGGGAGGTGGAGGAGTGGCTGACTTAACGGCGATTCTGAACGGCCCATGGGAGTTCCCGAAGTTCGATCCCCCCGAAGAACAACTTCGCCAGGCGATGGAAGATGCGGGAATAGAGCCTCCG